AATTAGGAAATTTCCCCAGCCCAACGCCAATCTTTAAACTGATGGCTTGTATCCGATCGTCAAACCCGAAGGTTCGATGCGGGTTTAGGGCGACTGGCAATCCTGGAGGTGTTGGGCATCTCTGGATCAAACAGCGCTACATCATGCCGGCACCGCGCGGCATGCAGGTTATAAAATCGAAGTTGGTAAATCCGTTCACGAAAGAAGAGTATGAGCAGGAACGGGTTTTTATCCCGAGCAAGATCACCGACAACAAATATAACAACACTCCGCAATATGTCGCGCGTCTGCAGATGGTTGGAAACGCGCGATTGGTGGCCGCATGGCTGCAGGGCAACTGGGACATTATCGAAGGCGCATATTTCGATGAGTGGGACGAGCGTAGGCATGTCATCCCTCAGTTTATTGTACCGCCGCACTGGACGCGATTTACATCAATGGACTGGGGTTCAGCGCGGCCATTTTCGATTGGATGGTGGGCTCTTGTTCCAGATCGTTTTGAGCCGTTAGCGGATCATACACCTAGTACATTTGATCCTAGATTTGCCTATAAAAATGATTTGCCTCGTGGCGCCTTGGTTCGATACCGCGAATGGTATGGCTGCCAAATTGATGAAAATGGGCAATCGATGCACAACAATACCGGATTGAAGCTTACAGTAGAGCAATTTGCCAGTGGGGTAGCGGAGCGGGAAAAGCGAGAACCTGTAAACGATCAAGGGAGACCTAGAATATCGCTCAGAGTAGCTGATCCGTCGATATTTAAGGAGGATGGAGGACCATCAATTGGCGAACGACTAGCCGTTGCTCCGTATTACCAATTCTGGCAGCCTGCAGATAATACTCGCGTTAGCCGCAAGGGAGCAATGGGAGGCTGGGACATGGTCCGTGCTCGCTTAATTGGGCAGGACGGCGATCCGATGATTTACTTTTTTGAGAATTGCGTTGATAGTATAAGGACATTGCCGGCGCTTCAGCATGACAAAGACAATATCGAAGATGTTGATTCCGATGGCGAGGATCACGCCCCAGATGAGTGCCGGTATATGTGCAATGCAAGACCTTATTCACGTTCTGACGGCAGTTCTGAAAAAGGCCGCATCATGACGGTTGGTTCGGACAACGAATTGCAGATCAAGGACGTGATGGGCGATTTCGAAAAGGTGCGAGAGAACAAATTCATACCGTACAAGAGGATTTGAAAATGCTGATGTCTTTACTTCGATCCGATACCGAATCTGCAAACCTTAACCAACCCTCTTTAAGGGAAATTGTGACTGTCACAGTTATGAACCGTGCTGGCATATATTGGCATGCTGACGGCACGATAGAAGCAACTATCGCAGCCGCTGAGGCAGTGCAAGATCAAGGTATCGAAGCTATTATTGATACTATTGAGCGCGAGGTCAAAAAGCGCGAGTTCATCTGCAATTTCGATGATCCATGCGACAAGTGGGCGGCTTGAATTGAGGGGGTGGCCTAATGGCCATGGTTGAGAACGACCGAGACCAGATGGAAGACGAGCCGGAAGACAGCGGTATCGATCCGATCATGAACGATCCGGAAGAAGCCCGCCGGATGGCCCGATATTGGAAGGGAGAGGTTCACGCGGTCGAGCAGATTCAGGAAAACTGGTACAAGCGTGGTGCCGACATCCTGAAGCGGTATCGAGACGATCGGACGATGGCCGATCAGAATGGCCAACGCCGGCTCAATCTGCTGTGGTCGTCAGTTCAAATTCTCAAGCCGGCGGTCTATTCCAAGGTCCCGGAGGCGGTATGCGAGAGGAAGTTTAATGACCGTGACCCCGTTGGCCGTGTGTCGGCAACTATACTTGAACGCGCTCTACGGAATGAGTTGCAGGAAAACGGTTTCCACCCTTCCATGCGACGAGCCCGTGACGATTATCTATTACCTGGGCGAGGACAGCTTTGGGTTCGGTACGAGCCGGAGATCGGGGAAGGCATATCAATCCCCGCCTCCGTCGAACCCGATGTTGCCGACGCCAACGGCGAGATAAAGGAACCGGACGAAAGCGAAGAAACGGAAAAGCTCGAAGAAACCGGTTCTCGGATCATCAGCGAATCAGCGCCGGTCGATTATGTGCACTGGAAAGACTTCCTGATGTTTCCGAGCACGGCTCGGACATGGGAGGAAGTGCAGGCGGTAGGCAAGCGGCTATTTACATCCAAGACATACAATATCGAGCGGTTTGGCCAAGATATCGGAAGCAGAATCCAAGCCGATCCTCAGATGATGATGCGCGACCGGATCGCGGGCGACAACACCCCGCATGTCTTGGACGATCACAACAGCCGGAAGCGTGTTCTTTACGAAATCTGGAACAAGGCGGACGGCAAGGTTTACTGGATATCGACAGGCTACGACAGCCTTTGCGATTGCCGGCCTGATCCATTGCAGTTGCGCAATTTCTTCCCGTGCCCGGAGCCACTTTCGGCCACGATGACGAACGAATCACTGATCCCGGTTCCGGATTTCTCAGAATATCAGGATCAGGCTAACCAGATCGACGAGTTGACGCAGCGGATCAGCCTGCTGGCGAAGGCTCTCAAGGTCGCAGGCTGCTATGACGCCGCGAATAAGCCGTTGCGTCGGCTGCTGGACGAATCGGTCGAGAATGAACTGATCCCCGTCGAAGGGTGGGCACAATTCGCGTCAAAAGGCGGCCTGCAGAGTGCAATAGCGTTCCTGCCTATCAAAGAGGTCATGGAGACCCTGAAGGGCCTTATTGAGGTCCGACAACAGGTTTTGGAAGATTATGAGCGGATCACCGGTATCAGCGCTCTGATCAGTCAGACCAGCGATGGCCGCGAGACTTTGGGCGGAATGCGGCTCAAATCGAATGGCGGACAGACACGGATCGAGGATCGCCGTCTAGAAGTGAGCAGGTTTGCTCAGGATGTCGTGCGATTGGTCGCGGAGGTGATTGCCAAGCACTTCCAACCTGAAACGCTGATCGAAATATCGGGGATTCTGTACGAAGAGGGCATTGACCCGGTTTCGATGCAGCCGATTGCGCCGGATGCCCCGCCATTGGCCCCACCGATGCCCGGAGCGGCCCCCGGGATGGCCCCGCCGGGCGGGATGGCACAGTTGCCGCCGCCGGCTCAAGGCACACCCATGGCCCCGCCAATGGCTCAGGGACAGCCTCCGGTAGGAATGCCACAAATTCCGGGAGGAATGCCGCAGCCCGGCACTGCCATGGTGCCGATGCAGCCTCCGGCCCAAAATGTCCAGCCGATGATGCCTCCAGGGGCACCGCTACTTTCGCCGAAGGTCTTGCAGACCATGGCGAAGATTAAGAAGGCGATAGACCTTCTTAAGTCCGATATCTCGCGCGGTTACCGGATCGACATCGAAACCGATACGATGATCGCTGGCGATGTTCAGCAAGAACGGGCCGATGCGACTACATTTATCGAATCGGTGACGAAATTCATGCAAGCCGCGCAATTGTTGGGTGCGGCTAATCCGGCGGTTGTCCCGCTATTGGCCAAAATGCTGCAATGGGGTGTCCGCAAGTTCAGAACCGGACGCGATCTGGAATCGGCGATCGATGAATATGCGGAGAAAGCCGAAAAACTGGCACAAAATGCCGCAGCCGGTATGGCGGGTCATCAAAGCCCCGAGGCAGCCAAGGGCCAAGCCGATGTCGCCAAAGCTCAAGCCGAAATTGCCAACGCCAAAATCGAAGCTCAGGCGCAGCAGGCGAACGATCAGCGAGAGCAACAATTAGCCGCGATGAAGCATCAATGGGAAATGGAAAAGATGCAGTTCGAGCAGACCATGGCTCGCGAACAACATGCATTCGAAATGCAAAAGTTGGCACACGAGCGCATGACGCATGCGGCCACGAACGGTTTACCAGCACCGACGATGGCCACGGCGAATGCGCAAGGTCATCAGGACAACGTCCGGAGCCTTGCGGAGGCGGCGGCTATGATCCACAAGGCTGCCAACACCAGACGAAGGATCGTGTATGGGCCGAATGGCCGGCCGGTCGGCGTTGAGCCAATTCCTGAAGGGGAGAATCCAGTTTGAAAGTTGCCCTAGTCGGTACCTGCCCCAGTTCGCGCATGCTCGCGCCTTACGCAAATGGCGATTGGGAGATTTGGGCGTGTTCTCCCGGAAATGCATTTGGAAAATTGCCACGGGTCACGCGATGGTTTGAAATCCACGGTGATCTTGGCTGGCCAGAGAGCGAGAAATGGGGCGCTGGCGAATATGTCGACTGGCTGAACGAGCAAGAGTTTTTGATCTATGCGCAGAGCCGAGAATATATCAAGCACGCCACGCCGTATCCGCTTGAAGAAATGATCGCAAAGCACTCGCTCTATTTTTTCACAAGCACATTTGCCTATATGATGGCGCTGGCGATTGCGGAGGGCGCGACCGAAATCGGGCTCTACGGTATCGATATGACGTTGCCCGGCGAATATGCCGATCAGCGTCCCGCGATGCAGCATTTCATCGTGATGTGCATGGCTATGGGGATCAAGGTTGGAGCACCGGACGAGAGCGATATCATGCGGCCACCGTCCCTTTATGGTTGGGTTGATGCCACCCCGCAGGGCCGTAAAATGTGCGTCTATCAAAATGAACTAGAGGGCAAGATCAAAGAGGCTGAGCGCGTCAAGCGCCAAGCGGAGATCGACACGGCATTGCTTAAAGGCGCGGCAGAAGGTATTGATTACGCACGCCGAGTTTGGGGCAATGATCGTGTTCCACTCCGTCCAGTATCTACAATTGAGACAAAATCTCTAAAATTAGTCACCACTCCAGTCAAATAGGAGGCGAAATCGCCCTATTATTATATAGATGGCAGTTTGACTGCCTCCGCAGCGTTCAATTCCAACGGTGTGTTGGTTTACGCCAGTTCCAGCAACGGTTCGGCACTGCGACGTGGCAGAACCTATGAGTTGTTGATGGGGGCCGCTTCGGCACCGTCAGCAACAGATACGCCGATCGCATATGATCTTTCGAGATCGACAACATCTGCGCTTTCAGGAAGCTCTTACGCGCCGCAATGTACCGATCCTGCGGAATTGCAGACTTCTGCCGCTCTCGCATGGACTGCAGCGTCCAACGCCGTGACGGCCAATAGCACGGTTTTTTCCGTCGCACTCAACCAACGCAATTCGCAGCGATGGACAGCGGCACAGGAAAGCCAGATGCTGATTTGGCCTGCAACATCGTTCAACGGCTTTGCGTTCCGCGCGCTATCACCGTCCTACTCGGCATCGGTTAAGACTGGATTGTATTTCCAGGAGTAATCCTATGTCATTGCGCTACGGAAAATCGACAGGCTTTCTAGAAAGCTATGGCGAGGCTGGAACATTTCGGCGCGATACTGCGACCTGTCAGCATTGCTGCTTCGTGATCGTGGTTGAGCCATACTGTGATCCGGCCGATTTTGGTGGTCTTTGCCGGCAATGCATGGGAATTATTTGTCCGAAATGCGTAAAGAAAGCGAAGTGTATTCCAACCGAAAAGATGATTGAGCAGATGGAAGCGGATGGTGCGGAACGCGCCAAACTTGCGGAGTGGGAACGAACCCCTATCATCGCGATAGGGACCTAGCATGGCCTCTTTCCTTGATGTCTGTAAATTCAACCCGACTGCAGGCGGGACTACGGATTGGACCGTCTCGTCCGCTGTTACCGGGTATCAGACGCCGGCCGGCGCAGGCGCAACCAATAACGGCACCTATCGATATCGGGCTGAAAGTTCGGACCTCACCCAGTGGGAAATAGGTTATGGGGTCTACACCACTGCGGGAACGGTTCTGACTAGGGCGACGGTTCTTTTCAATTCGGCTGGCACTACGGCAAAGATCAATTTTTCCTCCGCACCTCAAGTCTCAGTGGTAGCTCTCGCGGAAGACTTGGTGTTCATTAATCCTCCGCAGGGACGCTTGACGCTGCAGACCGCTACACCGGTCATGACGACGACGCAAAGCGCTAAGACGACGATATTTTACACGCCATATGTCGGGAATCAGGTTCCGATTTATGACGGTGTGAGTTTCAGGAATGTAGCCTTCGCGGAATTATCTGTTGCGACTACTGACACCACCAAAAGTCCGGCTGCCATAGGGGCTAGCAAAGTCAATGATTGGTTCGTCTGGGATGACGCGGGAACGACGCGCATAGGCCACGGCCCTGATTGGACCAGCGATTCCGCACGTTCAGCCGGTACCGCGCTCGTTATGGTTAACGGTGTCTTGCTCAATAATGCATCTATCACCAACGGGCCAGCGGCATCTCGCGGAACATATGTAGGAACGACGAGAAGCAACGGATCATCCCAATTAGATTGGATATTTGGAGCCGCAGCATCGGGGGGAACGGCGGCTTTCCTTGGTGTTTGGAACACATATAACCGGGTCATCATAGGTACTAGCGTAACTGATAATGGAGTTTCGTATACCTATTCCTCAGCCACGGTCAGGCAAGCAAGAGCTAGTGGCGGAAATCAGATTACATATCTGTCCGGACTAGCCGAAGACGGTTTTGTTTATTCTTATGCTACACGTATAACAACTACTGCTACTGCAAGCAGTTTTAGTTTCGTGGGAATTGGTCTTAATTCAGCGACAACATTTGTTGTTCCAAGTTTGAGTGTCGTTACGACTTCCACGACTGCGGTGGATAGCATGGCATCATCAAGTGGAACATTAGGCCCATTGCTTGGTGTGCAGGTTGTTTCTGCGAATGAGCAAGGGGACGCTACGCACGCCAATACGATGAATGTAAATACAGCAGCAACTCTCACAGGCATGTTCAGGATGTAAAAATGACAAACCAGATTATTACCGATAATTTCTATTTCAAGACTGGACAACCATGGAGCGACATTGCTGCGTGGGGCGCTGATCCTTCGAACCCATCGAATGACGTTCTAATTCAGCAAGCCATCGATTACATGCATACCACTTACAACGGAGGCGTTGTTTTCATGCCTCCTGGAATCTTTCAGATAACCAATACGGTCAATATTAAGGGTGCCGTTCGATTGATCGGATCGGGCCGTAATGGCACATTTTTGAGTGGGTTCACGACGAACGTTAATGCGCTGAATTTTGATACGAGTTGTGTGCGTGGATGTGGGCTCGAACATCTGACCGTGCAGGGGTATTATAACCCTAACCCTGCGCTCATTACCACAAACGCGATTACGGTTGCGAGGAATGTTCCGGCGAACATTTCGCACGTAACATCCTTTTATGGCAGTGCAGGCCTGTTTACCCAAGGTATCGATTCGCACTGCTTTGACAGTTGGTTCAACGGTTGTCTTGATAGCGTCGTTTCCAACGGAGCTAACTGGTACAATCGCTGTATGTTCAATGGTAATGGATCGTTCGGCAGCCAACGCTTTGCTTTTTGGCAGGGAACTGGATATCCGGGGGCAACATCGCAAGAGAATCATTTCCAACAGTGTGATTTCTCAGGGAATTTCACGAACTCGCTCAATATCCAAAATGGATATACCGGGACGGCTTCAATCAACATCTTTAATGGATGCATCACGAGTTCGCCGATCAATATTTCAAACAACTATTTTGCATCCTTCACTGGCCATGAATTTGGCTCGTCATCGTTTACCCTAGGCGGATCGGGGGGTACAGTTTCCGTTGTTGGCAGTATGGGATTCGGTGTAACCCTCAACCTTCCGGGGCCTCAATTCCAAAAAGCGGCAAATTTCAACATCACCTGACAAGGATACAAATATGATACCGTCATTTAGGGCTTATCTTAGCGCGGCTCAGACATTCACACCTCCTTCGCCGCTGAACTATGTTCAAGTGAACTGGAACGCGGTTTCCCGTGACACCACAGGATGGTTCGATACGACCAACCATGTATGGAAGCCGCTCGCTTCCGGTCTTCTGTTGGCTAGTTGGCAGGTTTGGGACCAAGCCGGCGTTTATAATGCGCAAGGCTATGGCATGACTGCTAAGTTGATCGGAACAGACAGTCTTGGCAGCAACAAGACGGAGGGCGGAATTAGTCAGGATATGGCGGCGATCGGTACCTTGGGAAGTTATCCGAACACAGGACAGAACCAATTCACCGCAATTGTTCATGTCGATAGCGGGGATAGTTGGAAAATCTCAAATTACGTTCAGGCTTCGGCATCTCCTGGAACCGTCACTATCGATCCTAACCCGGCTCACACCTCTTGGTTTGGTCTGTTCTTCCCGGACTAAAGAGGCTTCAACGATTGACCGTAAATGTCATTTCTCGGGTTTGATGCGACTGGACGGCAAGCGCTTGGCCAAGTATCAAACCCGAGCCCCGCGCAAGCGAATATTATTGGCGATTTCAATATCTGGCCGCCAGCGCCTCGGCCCCTTAACTTCGCTAAGGACTGGATAGCCTTTTACGATAGGACCATCGTTGGTCCTCCTGCTGTTCTATTCCCATTTACAAACTTTGATCCACCGGCCAAACCGCCGCATTTTGCGCGAGATTGGATCGCGTTTTCCGGTGATGTTTATGTCGAGACACTACCGATTTCGTCGGTTTTCTCGCAATTCACACCGCCGCCACGGCCATGCAACTTTGCCAGAGACTGGATTGCATTTTCTGGGGACTATTTTGTCCAGACTACGACGCTTTCGTTCTTCACATCGTTTAGTCAGCCACCGATACCGCCTCGGTTGGCTAAAGACTGGGTGGCCTACTGTGAAACAGGATTTACCATTGTTCCGGTCAATCTCATCGGCATTGATTTTATGCCGTTTGCGCCGGGGCGAGCGGCTAAACTCTGGACGAGATATGGCCAACAGCCGCAATGGTGGACATACGAGTTCAAGGCTCCAATAACTCCGAAGGCGGATAGGCATGATTATGGTTGGCCAGTTCGTAGTTACCACCGGCCGCATCCGACAGTTTACGAGCAAGAATATTACGATGCCGTAAATAAAAGATGGGTCAATGAACCCGCGCAGGAAGAAGAACCGGCACCGGTCGCACGTGTCCCGAACCTCCTTATCCCAATCAATCGGCTTATCAAACCGGTGCCGATGCCATCTCTCATTATGGCACCACCTCACCGCCCGGTGCCAACGTTGCATGTGAATCCGCCACCATTTCGCCTTGCAACGAAAGAGGAAATGGATAGTGATGATGAAATGATCATTCGGATGTTGCTGGAGGAATGATGACGGCTAAGGAAGCTATTGATGTAGGCTACTCTATTGCTGAGCAACATGAAGTTTGCTTGCAAAGTATGGCCAAGGAGTTCTATCCGGATATTCCATTAACTAGCCTTGCTAAATTGGTGCACGGAAATAAGGTTTGGTTGGCTGCTGAAATCATGAAAGCCATGCAGATGGTTGAGGTTTAATCGTGACCCAAAGAATGTGCAAAATCTGTGGAAATTGGCACGATCTTGAGGAGCCGTGGCCGGCGGAATGTGTGCGGTTCGTGAAGCATAGCGATGCACCGAACGTGATTCGCGACGATCTCGGGACGCACCTTCGCCACATGGGCACCGGTCGAATGCTCGATAGCAAATCGGCCTTCCGGAAAGAGGACAAGGCAATCGGCGCGACTTGTGTTGGCAATGAAGCGACCGCGAAACCGCGCAAGTGGATTGAGCCGCCGCGAGCCGGGCCAGATATAAAACGAGCAATTGATCAGTTGCGAAATCGATAATTCAATGTTATTGGAGGAACCATGATAAGAAATTGGCTTTCATCTGTTGCTGCATTTTCGCCTCCTGATGTCCCCGGTTCTGATGCCGGCGGCACCGATGAGGGGACCAATACTGAAACGACCGTAACCGACGATACGGGCGGCGACGTAGAAAGCGGCGAAACGCAATCTGGCGACACGGGCGGCACAACTGCCGCAGCCGTCGAAGATCATTCCAAGCCGCGCGTTGAGACAATTACCGAGAGCATCAAGCGCGCTACGGCAGAGACCAAGGAAAAGGCTGAGGCCGCCGCTAAGGCGAAGACGACCAAGGCAGCTACGAAATCCAAGCAGACGGAAGGCGCCGCTGGCGACACCACTGCGAAACCCGGTTCCGAGACCACGACCGAAGGCAACACCGAGACGGCCACACAGGCTACGTCCGCCGCGCCCAAGGCATGGAGCAAGGAAGAAAAAGCCCTTTGGAATGACCTACCCGAGGCCGCACGCGCGGCAATTACTCGGCGCGAGGCCGACACCGAGAAGGGCGTACAGGAACTACGAACACGATACCAGGATATCGATACCGCAGTTGCACCATACAAAGCCGTGATGACGCAAAACAACGTCACACCCGGCCAAGCCATTACCCAACTCTTCAAATGGCATATGGAGCTTGCTGGCCCCAACAAGGTTCAGGCATTTATTGCACTCGGGAAATCCTTTGGTATTGACCCAGCAACCCTTCCTGCTGCGTCCGCCACCGAACCTCCGGAAAAGAAAGCGGATGCTGACCAAGGCAATACGATACCTGAAAATCTCCGACCGGTGATCACGAACCTCGAAACTCGTATCAAGTCATTCGAGGAGCAGAATGCTGCTGCGGCTGCAAATGCCGCGAAACAAACGTGGACAAACTGGTCGAAAGACAAGCCGCACGCCGAAACGGTACGTGGTCTGATGGCAAACCTGATCAATTCGGACCTTGCACTTATCAACGCAGGGCAACCGCAAGTCAGCAACACCATCAAGGACGGCGCCATCGATATGGATGCGGCCTATCAGGCAGCGATTTACGCGCACCCACAAGTGCGCGAAACGCTCCTGCGAGATGATCAGGCGAAGCGTGACAAGGACGCCAGAACGGCAGCCGAGAAGGCGAGGAAAGCAGGCGCAAGCGTGCGATCCGGAGCCCCAGCCGGTACTGTCCCAAGCGGCCAATCCAACGCGCCAAGGATCGAAACGCCACGGGAAAGCATCTCCCGCGCTCTTGCCGAGTTAAGGGGTACGCAGCACTAACCCCACAGGGGGACATGTGCCATGGCCTCTCCCGGCCTCTCTGAAATTGTTACGACCACGCTGCGGAATCGCACGGGGTCTCTCCAAGACAACGTCTCTTAAGACTTCGGGAGACGTAAAACCGGGTGAAACGGGGAACCTCTCAGGGAGACTGAGACAATCCCGTAGCAAGCCACCGATGTAAGGCGAAAGCCCTAGGGCGGTGGAAGCTCTAACGACCAGATGGTGACGAAAGAATAATCCATCCACGAGCGCCCGGCTCTTTCTAGTAATGCCAAAGATGGGATTCCAGAATGGCAGCGATCTACGGAATAGTTCACCTAACTTCGATGAAAACCCTTGTTGGTAGCGTTGGTGACGGTAGGGCAAACACAATACGACCCTATAAATCAACAAAGGCCAAACTGTCGAAACGGTTCAGGGAACATAGATGCCTTCTCAATAAGGGCAAACATGCTGAGCCGGAATTGCAAAGAGACTGGAACCAATATGGTTCACAAGCTTTCGCAATGAGACTTTTGGAAGAAATCGAAGGTTCGGTTGAAAATAAGAGGAAGGCCGAACATCGTTGGATGGCCAACCTCAATGAGCAAGGTCTGCTCTACAATCAAAGCAGGCTGGCTTATGAACTTTCACCCGAGGCCATCAAGAAAGGTGTTGAGGCGTCCCGCCATTCAGTTGGCGACCGCTGGTCACCCAAGGCGAACGAAAAACGTAGATTGGCACAACTTGGTAAGCCGAAAGGCCACGGCGCTAAGATCAGCGCAACCAAGCGGGCTAGGAAGATGATGAGATGGTCTTCTCTGCATGGCGACATGCAGGAAATGTTGGATAAAGAGCCAACATAGAGAAAAAGTTGCGAAACAACGCGCTGCTCCATCGGTTGAACAAGAAGGGCAATATCAAAACCTTCGACGGCGGCCGAACGATCGTCCAGGAGTTGGATTACAACAACAACTCGACCTTCGTCTGGTACAGCGGATATCAATCGTTGAACATTTCTCCTTCGCAGACGTTTACTGCGGCGGAATTTCCGATTCGTCAGTCTGCGTTGGCGATCTCGATTTCTGGTCTGGAGGAAATCCAGAACTCAGGCGAGGAAGCCATCATCAACCTGCTTGAAGGTCGCGTGAAGAACGGCGAACGCACGTTCTTGAACGGTCTTTCACAGGGTGCATATGGTGACGGCACGGTTGCGAACTCGATCGGCGGACTTCAGTTGCTTGTGGCGGATTCTCCGACCACCGGTACGGTTGGCGGCATTGATCGGTCGCAGTTCTCGTTCTGGCAGAACATCACGTTCTCTGCCGCGACGAACGGCGGTGCACCGAGCAGCGCGGCCAACATCCAGGACTACATGGACCAGATTTACGTCCAGTTGGTTCGGGGTAACGACCATCCCGACCTGATCGTCGCCGACAACAACATGTATCGCTTCTATCTGTCCTCACTGCAGGCCATCCAGCGGCTTGCGGGCGATACTGAGTTGGCAAACCTCGGATTCGAGACGCTCAAGTACCTGAACGCCGATGTCGTGCTCGACGGTGGCTATCAGGGACAGTCAAGCGATCCGCTGCCGTTCCAGACCAGCTCAGGTACGTCCGCAGTCGGCGGCGCACCCAGCAATCACATGTACTTTTTGAATACGAACTTCATCCACTGGAGGCCGTATGCAGGACGTAACATGGTCCCGCTCGATCCCGATCGGTTCAGCGTAAATCAGGACGCGATGGTCCGGCTCATTGGATGGGCGGGGAACGCAACGCTTTCTTGTGCCTTCCTTCAGGGGGTCATTAAGGCATAAGTTGCTGCGCTTTCTGATACGTCAGGAAGCCTCAGAGGGAAAAACAGGAGTTAAACGGCTATGGCCACTATCATCACGAACTTCTACACGGTCGACAATCAGGCGGGGGTTGATCTGAACAACCCTCAGACGATTTCGGTCACGACTGCCCCGGAAATTCCGGGACCGTCAGCAGCCCTTGGCGATATTTGCCAAGGAATCGGTGGGTCTCAGTGGGTTCGCGTGAAAGCGAGCACGACTGTTACTGCTTTGAATATCGTCAAGATCGACGAATCGTTCAATGCGAACAACTGCGACTGGTCGACTGCCAACGGTGTCACAAATTCGAAGACACTCGGACTGGCGGAATTTCAGGTGTCTGTTGCGAATGCCGGCGATTACTTCTGGGCGATGGTGGCGGGCCGTGGTGGCGCGCTGGTCAACGTTCTTTCTACGGCTGCGGCACAGGCTACGCTGTATATTTCGTCTTCGTCTCCAGGGTCTATTACGACCACTGTTGCATCGTCAGCAACCAATGCCGCATTGACCAACGCGGCGATTCCTGTGTCGCTGGTGAGCACTACAGCAGCGCTGGAGTTGGTCTTTGCGTACATGAGAGGGACGACGCAGTAAGATGGCGGAACTCGATTTCCCTACTCCAGAAATGCAAGAGCATGCGATGTCGTCTTTGTATTGGAACCGGCTTGCCGGTGTCACTACACAGACGGCAACGCCTTCAGAAGAATCCATGAACAACGTCCGCGCTAATATTGGGCGACAATTGCCATGGTTTCATGAGAAGTTTCCGGTCAAGCAAGAGGACTTTGTCCCTGGTCGTCGCATTGCATTGGTTGGGGGAGG